CTCTGGAGAATGGCAATCTTTCAACAGTTGGTCGATGAGTTCGTTGCTAATGGGCATTTTATTATCCTCTTAAAGGTTTTTATCAAAATGCCATTTACACAGATTATTTTACACTCCCCAGAGCTTGGCAACATCACTTAGGCTGCGGCGATCAACTGCTTCACCAAGCCATGGCTTGTTGTCCACCTGTTCCATGGTGAAACGCTCGAATGCGATTGCTTCACCCTTTGTTGCAAACTGCTTACGCACCCTGCGGCCTGTACGACCCGCTGGGTAACACTCGCATAGCCACTTACCGGATGTCTGTTTCCGAACTGCCATTGTAACCCCTCTTCAAAGTGGGGTATATTTAACTGTATATAATTACAGTGGTCAATGTTTTATTTTTGCGATTTAAACATACTAATTAATTCATTTCTTCCAAAATAAAAAGAGTTTTATTTAGGCTGGGGGAGTTTACTCTAGCTCTGTCAATGGACCAATTCTGGCTTACAAACTCTCTCAGTAATGTATTATAAGAAATGCCAACTTTTGCGGCACTTCCAGGCTTGGGTGGAATACCTGTTCTGGCTTCTGCATTTTTTGATGACTTCGCCAAGTTAACTATTTTCCCCTTAGGGTCCAATAAGCTATCTGGATTGGTGTCAATTTTGCTTTCTGATATTCGCAGAAAGTCGCTAAATCCCTTTCTATCCGCTAATAACCAACTTTCTATTTCTCTGACTGAAACGGAAAATAATAGTTTATCTTCTTTTCTTTTTATTTTCCTTTCTATCTCAGCCAGCAGAACAGCATCACTTTCTTTCATGTCTAAGTCGAGTGCTATCAAAACATAATGAATTTTTGATAATGCATTATATTTCTCTATATTCTTTATTATATCCCCACAACCTGTTCGACCTAATTTGTTAACCACTCTAAATTTTTCTAGTGAAGTGACTATCTTTGTGATGGTTACCTCACTCAGTATATCTTCACTTGCCAAGGAAATATCTAACATAATCAGGCCTTAACTATTCTTTCAATATTGTCAGGTGCGGTTAATGGAAGCATAACTTCCGCAGGAGAAAAGCCAGCAGACATAGTGGCTAACTCGTCAGTGTTAGGATGGCGAGCTTCTGTGCCATTTCCTGTTGGATGAAGAAGAATAATGCTATGACCGTCAATGTTGTTATTTAATAGTGCTGGGCTATGGGTGCTAATTATTACTTGCTTTTGGTTTCTAGCTCCTTTTAAAGTGTTTTCCATGATTTCAGGTATGTATCGTACAATCTCATTGTTTAATGATAACTCTGGTTCTTCCATTAACAGTAATTGTCTTTTTTCTAATAAAGCCCAAACTAACCCTATTAATCTTAGTGTGCCATCAGAAAATTGGTCTTCTCGCTGCCAACCTGCATTTGGTCGCCAATGATTATAACGGGCTTCTAAATGAGGCATCCCGAGTTTATCACGTTCAAATTTTAATTCACTGAATTGCGGTACAGCAATTGATAAACTAGATTGTATTTTACGTAGCCAAGCATCTCTAGTCTTAGATTGGACTGATGCTAATCTATCTAAAAAACCTTGTCCAAATGGGTCGTCTTCGATTTTACTCACACCTATTTCATTCGCATACTTTAATAGCTGTGGGACTAAGTGAAGGTAAGTTACTGACGAGAAGAAGTCAGAAATATCTCTAAAGTCTTTATTTGCTAATATTTGCTCCAAATGAGTTTGAGTTAATTGTAATGGATCTTTTTTGTCGTTTTTATCTGGTCTGTTTAATATAGTGGAATCATCCTTTTTTACAGTTTCCTTTGTTATATTTATTAGTTGCTTTCCTTTGCCTTGAGCTTTAAATGCTAAATCATAAACCCATGTTATGTTATCTTCCTCTAAGAATAGAGTAATGCCAACCTCTGTATCTGAACGTGCCTGTAGGCATCTGAGCTTTGTGATCCCACCCCTATCATCAACCGCTTTTTGCAAACCACCACCTGATTTCGCAATGTCTTTTATAAAGCGGAATACATCTAGGAAGTTGGATTTACCTACGGCATTTGGGCCAATTATATAGGTTCTATCCATAAGGTTTACATCGATATTCCTAAAGTTTTTCCAGTTCTTGAGTTTTAGTCTTGTAATCTTCATCATATCTCCATCGAAAAGGAATTTTTAATTAGCTTCGTATAAGCAAAGTAAATAATCTCTTTTATACATTCACACATTCAATTTTTCAGTGGCTATTCATATCGAAACTATAGACACCTAGTAATGCGATATGTACCTATATAGAACTACGTCATACCATCTTTTTGTGTATTAGTCATTAAATTTTACCGTACACACATGCACTGAGAAGGCTTAGCTTATTTCTTTAAACCTCAGCCACAAGTGATAGGTAGGCATGACTGTTCTACACATTTTGCGTTTGATATGCAGGAGTGCAAACTGTGAGTATCCTTGCTAACACGTTGAGGTCAGAAATCGGACAGTCAAAAGAGTGCTTATTGTTAGAAACATTTACTTTGTGCCCTGGAATGCGAACTAATTCGCGGATACTTATATTCCCATCGATATCAAGGATCCAAGTACCATCATAAACTTCATCATAAGCCTGAGTAGCGATGTACTGGATAGCGCCATCGATCACAACAAGCGGGCTCTTAATACCCTCCGGTAGAAAAGCCTTATCAAGAAGAAGAGTCTCACCGGTGTGCAGTTGCCTTCCAAGCAATTTCTTGCTTGGCACTGCCAGAGCATTAGGTGCGGAAACCACAGTTTGCTCGAACATGTCGCCGTGGCCATACGTCAGCCAGCGGACTGATGCGCCTGTATCTAAGGCACATTTCAGAACGTATTCGGCAGGAAAGGCGTTGCGATTCTGTCTATTCGCAAGAGCGCTCGCTGTGATCCCTAAGGCTTCACACAGTGCCAGCTTGGTCTTGACTCCGTAAGCTTGAACCATCCTCTCGATAGCAGCCTTCGCATCTTGATTGAATTCCATAAACTTCCATTTTGCCAATTTTAAAATTGACATTGTCATTTTGTGGTATTAAATTCATTCCCAATTTGGAAATAAAAACCCTTGTAACCGTTTATCACCACTAACCACGACCCGCCACAGGTCATCAAAGGATCTTGCACTATGCATAAAAACATTTCAATCACGGTGCCTACGCCCCACGTAACCATAGAAAAATACTGTTAACTCAAAGGTTTATCGAAAAATACGGTTGACGATATGTTGGCCGATGGTCGCCTATCTTCATACCGTCACCGTCTAGGAACTGGTGGAAAACGGGAGAAAGTGCTGATCAACATGGTGAAGCTTACTTTGAATGCACTCTCATAATGTGAATTTTCAGTGGCTGTTTGAGATGTTGCCAGACGCAAAAGGGGAGAGAAATGTTTGATTTTGAAATTTCGAAACATCCACATTTTGAGATGGCCTGCCGTCAATTCGCTATCCGTCAAAATCTTGTCCGTGTTGCTGAACAGATCAAGATGAAACCACAGATGCTGCGTAACAAGCTAAACCCAGAACAACCACACCAACTGAGTTGTGCTGAGTTATTGGCGATTACTGACGCTACAGAGGACTCAAGCCTGATTGATGCACTGTTGGCGCAGTTGAACTGTTTGCCTTCTGTGCCGGTGAATGAGGTGTGTGCGACGAATATCCCAACCTATGCACTGAAAGCAACTGCTGCTGTGGGTTCTGTCGCTGCTGCTGCCGTAGAGGGCGACCACAAATCAGAGTCCCGCAAGTCTGCTTTGCTGGAAAGCGTCAACACCGCGATCCGCCATCTGTCACTGATCGGCTTGACCGTTCAAAACCGCATCCAATCTACCCCGGCACTGGCCTCAACCGTTGATGTGATTAGCGGTCTGGGTGTTGTTGCGGGCTTAAGTTGAAGGGGACGTTATGCCTATATCCATTGCACCATTGTTAAAACGCCAAAGCCCATCACGCCATTTTGAGCATGGCTTTATGGAGCTGCCGAGCGGTAAACGTTGGCGGCCAACGCACTGTCAGGCTCCTTTGTTGCGCGGGTTGTCATCGGCGCACAAGAAACCACTGTTGCACCGCTTGTTCTGCCGTTGATTGGAGTTGATATGTTACTGGCAACCGAAGATCAAAAAACTGTCGCGCTTAAGCGTATTTCCCAGATTAAACGGGAATTGTTTGCACATAAAAAGAATCTGGCACAAGAGGCGTTTGATAAATCGCCAGAGCATATCCGCAAGACACTCTGTTTTCATGCCGAGCTGAAAGCCCGCCATGTGCAAATGACGTTTGCCGAAATGAGCTATACCGAGCGCCAGAAAATTATCTGGGCGCTGAATGACCTGATTGATTTATCAAAAACCTTACCGCGATTTATCAGTAATGATGATTGCGAATTAAACACCAATTAACTCACCGCGACATTCTGGCGTAAACCCGCCGGGCATCGCTTTGCCTGAAATAAGGAATAAACACAATGAATCAACAACGTATCGGCCTTGATAGCGCCAATGAACTGGAGCAGGACAAGATTGTCGTGCTGCTTAATACCGCCCGCCTGGATGAACGCAAAAATCAGGCGGAACTGGCCGCCGCCCGCTTGGTGCGTCTGGCTGCGCACATTGCAAAAAATGACCTGACCACGGTCGAAGCGGTGGAGTTGCTGCGCCAAGAGGCGGAAGCCATCGAGCATCACGCGCAGGAGCTGCACTGATGGCCGATCTGATGGATATCGCACAAGAGCGTCAGGCGCTGATCCTGGAAGCGCAGATCGCCAACGCCCGCTCATCGTCCGCGATGCCCTCGGCATTCTTCTGTGAGGATTGCGACGCCCCAATCCCTCCAGCCCGCCGCGTTGCGGTTCTCGGTGTCGAGACCTGTGTGAGTTGCCAGCATATCCGCGAAGCACAACGCCGCCATGTTGCGGGGAAGGTATGACCGGCTATCTCATTGCAGTCGGTTTGCTGTTGATGGCCGTGGGGCACTTTTTGGCCGCCGACTTGAGCGATCTGCACGGTGCCCACCGTCCTAAAAACCCTCATCAGGATTAAGGAGCCAGCATGGCATCACAACTGTCATTCATCAGTAACGGGAAAGCGCGCGTGGTCAATCAGCAGGATATTGCCTTCAGCTACCCGTCGATCATCAACAGCGCGGAAACGTTTATCGTGCTGCGCAATGGTAAGCAATACCGGGCCAGAGAGGTGAAGGCGGCCCCGCGCACCGAAGGCAGTCCCTGTTCCCCCTGCAATGAGCGTTACTGCGGTAACTGTGCTCACGCCAACGGTGCCAAAGTTCAATGAGCCCAGCGGCACCTGCCTATGTTTACCCTTGATGGTTAGGAAGTTGGATCCGTTTTTTTCCTTTAGATCAGAGGCAAAAGAGGGGGATAGGATCATGAGTTTCATCTGCTCAGGCAGCACGAGGGTGACGATGGGTTAAAATAACCCCCA